GAGTTGCTAATGTTTATATCGGCGGTAGTGTACCCGGTGTTGATTTAGAATTAAATGATGAACCTTCTACACAATATCCAGAAAACCAAGTAAAAGAAACTTCATCTGGTCATATTATAGAATATGATGATACTAACGGCCGTGAAAGAGTAATGATTCGACATAGAACTGGTTCAGGCGTAGAGATGCGTGCAGATGGAACCGTAATTTATAGTTCTACTAATAATGCATTAAGAATCGTAGCTGCCAATGAAAAAGTTATTGTTGAAGGTGATGGTGAAGTAGTATACAATGGTAATTTAAAAATGAAAGTTGCAGGTGATTTTGATTTAGAAGTCGGTGGCGATTTTAACGTAAACGTTGTAGGTGATAAGGAAGAAGTCATAAAAAGTAATTCAATACAAACCATTGCTAAAAATAAAACTACAGACATAGGTCAAAACAAAGCAGAAACAATTGTAGGTGCAGACACACAAACCGTGTTAAGTAATAAGACACAAATAATAAAAGGTAACTTTGACAATATAATTAAAGGTGTAGTAGAAATTGATGCTGGAGGAAATTTAGTTATGACTAGTGAATCTAAATGTATTTCTTCATCACCAAACACAAGTATTATTGCTAGTTCACTTTCAGTTATAAGTGATAGTAGTACTTTTGGAGGAGCTAATGTTACTGCGTATTTTAATAATATATTTGCAAAATCAGCAACCTTTACCGAAGGAGTTACAGCTCCAACATTTCATGGCGCCCTCGAAGGTAATGCTAAAACTGCAACAGAAGCTGGAAAATCTGGAACTGCAGGTGCTTTAGGTGCAGGTGGTTCAGCTGGAACTCAAGTGAATGTTGCAACTAATACTGCTCAAACGAGTCAACCTAATACCACAATGATAACAGCAGGGTTAAGAACATCTCCAGTTGTAGGCATAAGACAAGTTGATGTTGATGCAGCTGATGATTTAAAATTTACAATAAATAAAAGTAGAAGTTATGGAGGAATAAGTGAAACTGAATTAAATAGTAAACAGGTTAGATCAAAGTTGCGTGATCCAAACACAGTTGCTAATGAAACATTCGTAGGCGAAGTTATTTCTGCAGGATTAGTTTCGAAGAACTTTGCAAATATCATTCCTCCGCAATTTGGAAAATCTGTAAGCATCAAAGATAAAGCTCAACGTGGTAATGAACCTATGGGTCCTTCAAATCCAAAATCGAAAGTATATGAAACATAATGGCACTTACACTAGATATACTACCAGACGCTCAATACGATCCTACATTTCAACCTGAAATAACACGTCGTACTCGATTAGCACAAAGTATTACACTATCTAAATTTTTGGGTAGCTACAACGATCCTAATAGTTTAAATCATTTAATAACTGGTGATAAGTTATTATTAGCTAAACAATATTATTTACATGCGCAAGTTATGCAATCAATTAACTCAGCTCCAGGACTACGAGGTGCAAAAGGATTTGAAAATTTTAGATTAGTTGTATCTGAAGGTTATTATAAAGAAGGTCCTACAGAAAATTTAGATGTAACAGATGGTATAAATTATTTAAAGACAAATGGAAGAGCTGTTGTTTATGAGTTAATTGGCGATGATGGAGAAATAGCATTTGATAAAACATTTGATCTTGCAGTTTATCTTAAAAATAATATAAATTATGACAAGATAATATTAAACTATGATAGCTACAATACTAACGGTAGATTACATGTTGATATAGTACTAATAATGCCTGAAATAATAGCTCCATGGAATGTAACATATAATGAAGTTATTGAAACAAGATTCAATAATGCAGTTCAGGCCACAGGTGAATTTTTAGAAGTTGGAGAAGAAGAAACAAAAACTTCTTCACCACAACCTTTAGATGAAGATAAAGCTTATGCAGTTTATGGCACAAGTAATTTCGGAAACACTTCTGGTCAAAAAGGTTATTTTTATCCGATTTATTTAGATAGTAGTAAAGTCGGTGAATCTTTTCATAAACATACATTTACAGAATATCCTGAAGTAGAATTTTATATGCCATTATCAAATCAAAATCATGCTGTACAAAGTTATAATGCAAACTTATATACGTTATATCCTTCAAGTGAAGTAAGTACTTCTTCAAGTAGCAGTGGATCTTCATCTGCCGGCACAGGAGAATATTAATGTTTTTATGTATAAATAGAACATATATTTAAGGAAACAGAATGCCTACAAGAGTTTATTCAGCTGAAGACGGAAATCTTAATAAAGCGAGTATAGCTGTTTCGAGAACACGTGTCAATAAAGATATTGACTTGACATTTGCCGCAAAGTTCATAGGACTAGATAGTGATGGAACAAATTTACGTGCAGATGTATTTAAAAAAACACATGCAGCTGCAGTAAAACAAGCAGTAAGAAATTTGTTATTAACTAATTTTACTGAAAGACCTTTTATGCATAGGTTTGGTGGAAACCTTACAGCTATGTTATTTAGGTTAAGTACCGAAATAGATGATGCTAATTTAGAAGGTGATATAGCTCGTGCAATTGAGACTTATGAACCAAGAGCTCAAGTAATAAATATTAAGAGTGTAGTTAGTCCAGATAGACACGAAGTAAGAGTTTCAGTAAAATTTTTAATAGTAGCTACTTTACAACAAGAAACAGTAGAATTAAATTTAACAAGGTTAAGATAAATGGCAACAACAATAAAATCAACAGATCTTGATTTTGACACTATCAAAACAAGACTTAAAGACTATCTTAGAAGACAAGATGAATTTAGTGATTATGATTTTGAAGCTTCAGGATTAAGTAACATATTAGATGTCTTAGCTTATAATACACACTTTAATGGATTAACAACTAACTTTGCTCTCAATGAAAGTTTTTTAAATACCGCGCAGCTAAGAAGTTCTATCATATCTCATGCAGAAGCTTTAGGATATGTTCCAAGATCATATGCATCATCATTAGCAAAGCTTGCAGTATCAATTACAATAACCGATCCTAACAGACCAAGTTTAATTACATTACCTAGAAACACACAATTTACTACATCAATCGATAGTGTCAGTTATACATTTCAAACAAGAGAGGCTTACAACGCAACACCTGATACATCAGGTACATATGTATTTAAAACATCTGATGGCCTAGCAGATATTCCAGTTTATGAAGGAACAGAAAAAACAAAAACATTTTTTGTAGGTGATACTTCTGATTCGCAAATTTATGTCATACCAGATCTTACAATGGACACTACCACAATAAGAGTACGAGTGTTTGATACTGCAGTAAGTTCAACATTCGATACTTACACTAATATTAAATCTGCCACGAGAATTACAGCTTTATCTACACATTATCAAATCAAAGAAGTACCTAATGGTTACTACGAAATTATATTTGGAGATGGAACAAGCACTGGTAAAGCACCACTTGCAGGTAACAAAATTGTTATAGATTACTTATCAACAAAAGGACCAGAAGCAAATGGTGCAAGTATATTTGCCACTACTGCACAAGTTAATGGTGTTAATGTTATAAACACAACAAGTTCTGCGGCAGCTGGTGGATCATATAGAGAAGGTATAGAATCAATAAGACAAAATGCTCCTTTATATTTTACATCTCAAAGACGAATGGTAACTGCAGAAGATTACACAGCACAAATACTTACTAACTACGGTTCATATATTGATGATGTTACGTCTTGGGGCGGTGCAGATAATGATCCTCCAGTTTATGGGCGAGTCTATGTGTCACTAAAATTTAAATCAGATGTTGATGATGCAACTCAACTCGATGTTAAATCAAGAATTATAAGTGAGTTAACAAATAATTTCGCGGTTGCAAGTATCGATACAGTGTTTATAGATGTACAAACTACGTATTTAGAATTGGCCACTACATTTAATTTTGATCCGGATTTAACAAGTAATACTTCAGGTGCTACACAAGATTTAATACAAACATCTATCAACACTTACTTTTCAAATAATCTACAAAAGTTTGGAAGTGTATTTAGAAGATCTAATTTACTTACAATTATAGATGATATTGATGAAGCAGTTTTGAACACAAGAATGGCTGTAAGAGTTCAGCAAAGATTGATACCTTCTTTAGGCGTAGCTAAAAATTATAACGTTAACTTTCCAGTTCCTTTAGTTGGAACCGATGATACATTTAAGATTATAACATCTTCAAGATTTACATTTAATTCTAAAGATTGTCAAATCGAGAATAGATTAAATTCTAATACATTACAAATAGTCAATACGGGTGGTGCAGTAGAAGTTGACAACATAGGTTCATTTAATGCACCTGCAGGTAGAGTTGATTTAGTAGGATTTAATCCAACATCTATTTCTGGTGA